GTGAAGCACCGAATGTCGTTGCCGACAATAATGCGTTTCCACCTGTTGCACCAACGCTACCACCGATGGTTGCACCAAGACCCTGCCCGAATACAAAACCACCTGTTGCCGCAGGTTTTACTGCTTCTTGAATTGCAGTATCTGCACTAAGTTGACCTAGGTCACCTCGAACAAGTTGCGAACGTAATTCATCAACAGTAGGTGCGGCAATTCCTGTGCTAGTACGAACACCAGATAAAAAACCACCGCCAATGGCTTGCAAACCAGCACCAAGTAATGACAGGTTGCCACCAATCGAGTTGTCAGCAAGTACACGGCGTGCGCCTTCAAGGCGTTTAACATCTTCCCCAACAGTTTGCCCTAATTGTTGCACCTGTTGCTGTTTTGCTTGTTGTACGCCTTGAATACCAAGGTCTGGACGATATTGTCCACCTAAGAAAAGGTCCCGCCCTGTTGCTTGAACCTGCTTACCAAAAACATCCGTTTTCATTAACGGTTGTCCTGAACTGCTGGTAAGACGTTCTTCTTTTAACTTTTTAAGTCGGTTATCCCTAAAGGCATTGTACTTACCAAGCATATCTGGAGTGGCAAGTCCAGTTGCTGTAGCCTCACGGAGTAACTTAAGTATGTCACTGTGTTTTTGTGGGTCCGTGATATTTGCATCTGTCAGGAACTTGTTAAACGTGTTTTTAAACTTTAGTTGTTCTTGTGTTGCTGTCATGTATTCGTGCCTAATACCACTTACCCGCAGGGTTAATGTCTACTATTGTGCGCCACGCGCACCGGGATATCCACCGCCACCACGTGATGTTGATTGCCCCTTCATTCGTTCACGTTGGGCTTCTGGACTTTTCTCGCGTTCTTCTTTTAGTCGCCGCTCTGTTTCTGCGGCTTCCGCTGGTTGTCTTTTCTTGTATACACGTTCACGCATTGCGTATGTCTGCCTAATCAGTTCACCTTCTGCACCGGGTGGTAAGCCCCGAGGATATTTATAAGCAAGTTCATCAATGACGCTATCTGGGGTAAACTCCAAACCCATTCCCTTGCGGATTTCAGCACGCCTAGTAACCAGTTGAGGAATTGAGGAGAAAACGCTACCGGGTTGCCCTGCCGGTATAAACTTTCCCTGCGGATTAGTTCCTTGTGGAATAACACCACGTTGCATCAATGCACTTATCATTGCATTCATCATGGCTGTTTGGTCCATACCGCCCGCCATTCCGGGTTGCCCACCAGCAAATATCTGTGGGCTAAATACTATAGGTGACTGTGCTGGTGCTTGCTGTTGTCCTCCACCAGCCATCCCCTGCGCCATCATCATTTGAATCAGTGCATTTGTGTCAACGCCACCCTGTTGCTGTGGTTGCGCCATAGCCATCGGGTCGATGCTTGCCATGTTTCCACTAAGACCAATAATTTGTGATGCAAGGTTTGTGTCACCAGCCCGTAACGCACTGAACTGTGCGTCCATAGTCTTTTTTTGTTGTTCCAGTGCGGCAAGGTTTTGAAGTGCGGCTTGTTGTGATGCCCCCATTGCCTTATCAGTACTTGCACCTGCCTTATCTCTAGCGGCACGTATATCTGCATCTAACTGTGCGCTAAATTTCATATAGTCAGCTTCGGCTTTTTGCATCAAGGCTTTACTTTGCAACGAAAGCCCTGCGCCTCGGAATCCCATCATCTGCTGGAATTGGTCACCACGCTGATTCATTGCCGCCACACGGTCTTGATGTGCAAGCAGAATGCTCATGCGCCGTAGTGCATCAGATGAACCACTACCAGATTTGACTAACCTATCTTTAAAGACCTTAGCACCCTGAACTTTGTCAAACCATTCAAACTGCTTGCCAGCCAATTTGCCCTTCCATTCGGACAGGGTTGCATCGGCTTCTGCCTTACGAATAGTAGGTGAATATAAGCCTTCTAGTTTTCGTGCTTGCTCACTCGCTACCTTGGTTCTAGCCGCTAATAGGTCTGGTGATTCATATGTAGCCCTAAGTTCTGGTGCATACTCAACCATTGCTTTACCATCTTGATAAAAGACACGTTGCCTTGCACCAGTAGGTAAGATACGCTCGCCGCCCTCACCAATCTTAAACCCTTGATTCTCAGCAAAGAACTTAGTTGGGTCTTCAATTGCTTTTGCTGGTTGTGTTGGTGCGCCGAATCCAAGAGATGCGCCGAACTCAGGAAGAATGCGGTTAAGCATATATTTAGGCACAAGTACTTCATGTGCTTTACGCGACTGAGCAAACACAGATTCTTTGCGTACGCCGGGTGTAGTGATTCCCTCAATACGCGCACGTTCTTTGGTAAGTAAGTCAAATGCACGCGTAGGGTCAACCTCTGGGGATGGCATCTGGAATCCGGTTCCAGCAATCATAGATGGACGCAACAGACCTGTTACGTTGCCAAATAACTTAGTAACACCGGGTTGTGTTGCCAACTGACTTGCAATCAACTTTGCATTCTCATGCCGTTGAAGTCGGGCTTCACGCTCTTGTGCTTTTGCGGTTGCATCAATTGTCGGAAGCCGTAGACGCTTTAATGTCTCGGCTTCATCTGCGGCATCATCCTTGGCTATCTGAACAAGTCTGTCATATATGCTTCTAGACGTACTTTCATCAAGTTTTTGCTGGGCAAGGTCTTCCCGTTGTTGCATTCTGTCTTCAAGAGAACGCGCACGTTTTTCTTTAGCATAGGAGTCAAATCCAGTGCCTAAACCGCCAAGGAATCCCGTTAGATTGATAGCCATTATTGTTTCATCCAGCCGTTAGGCATCTTCATAAAGTATTGACCGTTATATGGAAACGACCTACCTATCGTCGCATTTGGATACAGAGTGTCAAGCGCGAATCCAGTTTGGAACTCGACGTTTTGGCGATAGTTCTGCCCATAATCCTGTGTCCTATATCCGCCACCGGGCAGGAAATATCCAGACTCAGGAGTTTCGTTATATGTCAATGGCATCCCCGTACCATCAGGCAATTCTTCTGGCACTTCCTCGCTTGTTAAAGCATCGTATATCTTTCCACTAAATGGGTCTCTAAATACTTCACGTCCACCTTGCGTAAAGTAGAAGTTACCACCCGCGCCTGTTCCAGTGGTGAATCGTTCACCTGTGCTACCTGCGAGACCAGTATCACGTACCGTAGTCCCATCACCAGTGTCTGCGTTATTCCGGTCTATGCCACGGCGATATTCATCATAGATATATGGGAACATCTTTCCGACAAAACCACCGAGGGCTTCCGTCTCACCTTGACGGCGCATATACATCTGCTGGTCACGCGCTTGTGCTAGTTTCTGCTCTTCCTGTGCAAGCATTGCCTGACGGATTGGAAGCATCGCCGCGCTATCCATTAGGTCAATACCGCGAGCCGCCGCTTTATCTGCCGCCGCCGCGTCAATACCAAGCATTGCATTACGGAGTTGTGCGGTGTCCTGCATAACCTGATTCATAACACCAGCGCGTTGTTGCCCTGTTTGTGCGGCTAGTGCGGTATCAACTGCCGTCTGTGCGCCGATGCCTAGTCCGCTAGTAGGCGATATTCCACGCCGTGAAAGATTAGCGGCGGTATTAGAGCGAGCGGCTCCTGCGGCGGCTTCATTGAGGTTAGCAAACTGTCCAAGCATTGGTGCGAGACTACGGGCAGATGGACCGCGTTCTTGCATATCGCGCAGGATTGCTCGCTGGTCATCGACGTATGCCCTAGCGCGTGCGGCTTCTTCTGCGGCTTTAGCGGACTCTTGTAGATAGCGATTCCTATCCTCAGACATAGCCGTTTGATAATCTAGTTCGTTCTTTCGTTGCCCTGTTTTATCCGCATAGGATGGTCCTTTTGGACCAAATCCAAGCATCTTGTCAAATCGTATACCGCCGGTAATATCGTTAAACATATTGATTCCAGCAATATATGGATTCTGGTTTAGCACATATCCAATACCTGACTTGACGGCTTCCTTGGTATTGCCTTGGGACAATGCATTCAATCCACTTGCCGCAAACTTAGCACCGCCAGCCTTTTGACTTTGCTTCATAAAGTTGCCAAGCCCGGGCATCGACCGGTTCATATTGCTGTAGAAACCACTCGCGCCACGGCTACCCATGCCCATGTTGCGAAGGAAGTCCATATAATTAACTGCCATCTTTTACCTCATGTTGTGGCAATGATATGCCAACCGCTTAGTGTTCCTACGTTTACTGCCAGCAGTGTAACTGACTTATATTGTGTCGCCAACGTCAACGAACCCGTCGCACCGTACAACGTATCTGACGCATCTAAAGCAACAACTACGTTATTTGCCGATGAATCAACTTTCATAACGTGCAACATCTTGAGGCTGTTAAGCCGTGATGGTTGCAATGTATATGTAACTGCACCAGCCGTTGCGTCTACTCTTACACACAACGGCGTATCCGTTGCTTGAGTAGCAGTTGCCGCTACCTGCTCAATGCGCCACATATTCGCTGGATACTCTGGGTAACCATCACCAATGGTTGTACCAAAGTCTTCAATGATTAACGCTACCTGTCCGGGTCCAACTGGCGTGTTAGACGATAGTGAATCATCAGGTTGCGATACCGGTGCAGGTATAGGCATTAGTTGCGCCTCCTAATACCAGCCTCTGCAACGTGCAACATAAAACCGTATATACGGAATGTATTCGGTGATGCAAGTGATGTACCACTTAATCGAACCGCGTATGTAGTTCCACGTGCGTGCTTACTTATATTTCGTATCGCTAGGAGTTTCTGTCCAGCCGTCAATGCATATGAGCCAGATGCATAGTTTGCAGATGGTGGTCCAGCGTCGGGGTTAAAGACAGGGTCAACTAAGTCAGGCTGGTTATTATTATATATACGCCAGTTAACCGTCAACGCCGCATCCGTGTCGATATGCACGTCCATCTGGTGCAACAGGTTTACCGCGTAGTAAGGAATACCTTGTGCATACGTCTGTCCGTACTGGCGAGACAATACCGACCACGTAAAGTCTGTAAGTCCTGCCCCTGCGGTTTGCCTATCCTGCGTTCCAGTAAATTTATATATATGTCCGTTTGATGCAGTCATATATAGTTCAGGTGCGTCAATTGCGTTATTCAACACATACAACGACCGGATATTTACCGTCCCGCCGAACTGTGGCATTTGCCATGAATACCAACCCTTTGCCTTAAGGTCAAAGACATAAAGGGTATCTACTACACTTCCACCCGGCTGTGCAGATGTAAAGATGAACTTGTTATCGAATATCACCGATGAGGATTGGCGTTGCAATGCCTGATTAACAGTCAGGGCAGACGCACCATTCATCAATGGGTTAAACGACCGTGCATTGACTAGTCTGTCTAGTTGCATACTTACAAGTGCTGGTTCACCACCTGTGTATTGCATAATGCCGCTGTTTGATAACCACCATACACGCCCTAATACAGACTGAGCGCAATGCGGTGCAATACAACCAGAACCGGGTTCCTGAACGAATCCAAGTACCGAGAACGTAGATGCATCCGCACCCGTAACTGGAAGCATCGAGTTATTACGCAATACGAGCAATGCATTCGACGTACTATTGTTACGGCTTAATCCCTCACCGCTAAACGATACAAGCGCGGTAATTGGTTCGTTGTCGTATTGACCACTGATATCAAACTGTACGCCCTTGATTGCCGAATACGGGTCTGTTGGCGTGTTCACATATGTCGTATACAAAGCGTACTCGTTGTCATTATCAAGTAGCCATGATGCATACAGCGTGTTGTTCTGCGATACCCAGAGTCGCGACTGATGGATAGCAATGGTTTCCGCACCCTGCGGGAATATGTCCTTACCTTGCTTATATATATTGCCAGTTTTGCCCTGTGGGTTGTCATACAGGAGTTCAATGTCACCGACGTTATCAAGTAGGTACATCTGCGATTGTGTCGCACCTGCCTCCAAACTTACCCCGGTGGAAGAACTTACAATTACCGGTGTTGTAGGCATTACATCAATCTGAGCAATAAGCCTAAAACTACCATCCGTGAACGTATTGACGTTACGCCTATAGACAAGTAGGTGTGTATAACCAGCACCTGTTGCATCACGGAAGTCACCTGTCAGATTGACTCGGATACGGCTTTCTGCGTCACTAGTTAGGACAGGAACCGATATCTTAGATAGCGCACTTTCCACTCCACCAAAGAACGATTCCGTTGTCCCGGAGATTGTGTACGGCGGTATCTGCGTGAACGTACTGTTCGTGGTTGTACTTGTATATGACGGCGCGGCTTTCCAGCGGCTAAACGCGTATTCATAACTACCAGAACCGCTAAGTTCGCCATTATAAACCAACTTACCGATATAGAACACGACTTGGTTGGCGGCAATAGATGTTGCGCCTGTGCTACCCACCGCGCCAACTTCAGGCGTTACGAGATAGTCATTGTTGCACCGTATGTAAACCGCTTTGACGTTGTTACGGCTACCTTTAGGGAACATACGCAACGGGAATACGAGGTATCCGCTCTTAGCATCATAGGAGCCTTCTGAACCCCATGTGATGGATGTAGCAGAGCCATTCTGTAAACCAATGGTAAACGACTGGTCGTAGTTAATAAATTGCGCCGCTGGCTGGAACTGAATACTTACATATTCTTGGGATGTCCAGTCGTTTGTTGTCGCACTTACGTTGTAGTAAAAGTGACGGTTTTTAAGATAGCCACCATACGATGGAGCCGTTGCAGTGGTGTTAACTTTTGTTCCATACACTTTGACAAGTTGTGTGTCGGGGTCTACCGTCAGGTCATTCGTATTTGTTTTTGGAACATTTGGAATAGCAAATACGTTACAGTAGTCAACATAGATGGCACTGCTTGTGTCCGTCCCATTGTCTGTAGCGTTCTGCAATTCGACTTGAATAGAGCCACCAGACAGTTGGTCTTTGAATGCTCTGAAGTCTGCAATCAGCGTGTAGACATTCCACCCAATTCTATTGCTTGTAGCCTGTGGGCGAATAACTGTTGATGCAGTACATCCGGGAATAGCAGTACCGCCGAACGCATAACCAACGAGCCTGACAACAATTCCACGTTGGTTGTATGCCGATAGGTTTCCGGTAGATGGAACAAAGTTAATAACACGCGTTTGAACAGCATAAAGACACGCAGGTTCAACAATCGTCGATGAACCGTAAAGCGTGTATGTTTCTGTTGGCACACTCATGTTTTGCCAGATACCCGGCAATGTTCCACTTACTGCATCTTCATTAAACTCACATTGTAATCCACTTGCAGGGATAGGACGTGCGGGTGTTCCACCACTGTCATACTGAGTAATTAATTTACTACCGGTAAATTGCGTCCACGACGAGATAGTGGTGCTACCACTTGAACCAGCAGTAAAGTCTGGATTGGTTGGTAGTGATGCGGAGTTAGATAACGAGAATGTAGTAGTGACGGTTTGATGTGCGGTGGCTTGAATAGACCGAACAGTAAACGGTGCAAGTTCTGCAACCGGAGCCGTAGTAATAAGTCCTGTCGCTACAGGTATTGTTTCACCCTTGAAAGACGTGACCATCGTTAACGAAACACCACCACCAGTAAACGTCAAGTGCGTTACTGTAGTGCCACCGGTAATAGATGTTGGTAGTGCTGTCGCTATATAAAAGTCGTTACCATTAACGTGTGAAACGTAATAAGCCGTATTGAGTGAAAGCCCACCCGGTGGTGTACCTGCGGTAATGACCACAACGTCACCGCGTGTTAATCCGTGTCCTGCTTTAGTAAAGAAGTTGGTATTTGCTATAACCGATGTAATGGATGCGGTTGGTACATTTGTATCTATACGCAATGGATAGTTACTTGTACCGGTAGCCGCAGGACCCGGTGCAACATATACAAATCGTCCTAGTTGAGCCATACGCACAAGCGATGGTTGGATGTTAGAGAACGACAACGTACCTGTCGCTGACATTGGAATAGGCAACGAATCAGTATGGTTAGCGTCATTCTTCCAGAACCGCGTGTTGCCACTAGCATCCTGCCCAACAACGATAGCCGAACCTATAGTGTTACGTGCTGACTTGACCGGTATTCCATCCCAATATTCACCCGTTGTACTAACACGGTTTGTCGTGACACCTTGAATACCGCGCCGTGGAACAAGGCTTCCGTTTTGCACCATTAGGTTTGTAATTCGTTGGCACAAACCATCCTGTAATTTATTAGGGTCGGTATATGTATCCATGCCTGTAAAGGCACGGTCTCCAACCATCAAAGCCTGTGTTACAGGCATTGCCGAGCGTGTTTCTGCCATTAGTCACAAGCCTTTCGTACCCACGCATTCACTAGCGTCTTAGGCACAGTATACGCATTATCTGACTGCTCATCTGGGCGAACAAACGCGTTGTCCAAAGTAGCATCAGATGCAAATTGATTAGTAGATACTGTATTCGGGTTAGTGAATGCATTGACTAGCGTTCCCTCATACGTCCAGTCTGGACACGGACACCCGGGTTCAACTGGTCCAGTGCCACCAGCCGCATAGCCTGTAAACCACCAGAACGCGTAGGAACGAAATCCTGCCGCCATTACGCTGGGTCTACTCCCGTTATAGGATTGGCTCCAGCACTACTTGCAACGGTCGCTGACCACGCAATGCCACCGTCTGTCTCGTCGTACACATTCAATGTGCTACCAACAATCTCAGACTTGTTACGGAGCGCGTATAGTGCTTCCTTGACTAGTCGTCCCGTGTTAGAGCCACCAGCAACATTGCGTCCAAGCAAAGTGTCAGCCACGGATTCTTGATATGCCGCACCAACGACTGTTGTAATGTTTGACGCGGCATTTTGCGAGTTAAGACCTGCTTCATACAACCAGTATCCAGCAGTTGTACTAGGATACGACTGTACATCTGTAGACCACGTAGTATCGGCAATACCCTGTTTTGTGTGAACGTGTGTACCTAACACAACAAAATCAACGCCACTTGCTGGTGTACCGGGCAATGTTTCTGCAAGGGTAAATGTCCCACCACCAGATGTGCTTCCACTTATCAATCCAGCAGTCCCTGCCAACGCGCCACTGATAAACAAAATTGTCTGATTGTCAAACGCATTTGTCACATAACCAGTTAGATTGGTGTTTACACTAGTAGTTGTGCTTCCTGCCGTTGTTGTTCCTTCAATGACAAAGTTTGCCTTACGGAGGACATCCATCAACTTACCAAACGTACCTGCTGTTGTATAACTTGCATACGCCGCATTCCAAACATCTGCCGCTACCGTGCCTGTTTCTATACGCGCCTCAGATGCTGTTCCATCTGTTGCAAGTCTAATACTAATAGCACTGTTTGCAATCTTAGCGGATGTAATTGCATCTGCCGCAATAGCATCAGCGTCAATAGCACCAGTAGCAATAGCCGTTGCGTCAATCGCACCTGCCGCAAATGTTGCCGCATCAATAGCCCCGTTAGCGATGACAGACGCGGTGATTGCATCTGCGCCAAAAGTAGTACTTGTAATTGCTCCAGCGGCTAGACTATAGCCAGTCTTATCATTCACAGTTCCTGCTGTAACAGCCCCACCGCTAGTACTCAACTGAGCAGTTCCAGTCCCACTTGTGATAAGAGAACCGTTAGTTGTCACTGCTGTATCTGGAAGAGCAGTTATGCCCATATTAACTAAGTTGTAAATATTTACAGCAGATAGAGTAAATTCGAGGTTTACAGGCAACCACGGAGTACCAGTTGTAGGAGTAATTTGAACAACTACATTACGTGCGCCAGCAGCGAATACTGCGTCTGGAATATCGATAAGATAGATGCCGGGCATATAACCAATTTCTCGAACCTGCCCACTAGTCCACGTAGGATATGTTCCGGGAGAAGCAAAAACTGCTCCAAATGTCAATGTGACGGCTGTAGGCATACTTCCAGTAACTAAATCACGCAAGTAATAACAAGTAGCAGATGTTACGCCAGTTTCACCTTGACCAGTAGTAGAATCTTGAAGGTAAATGTAAAATCGCTGGCTAGTTGCTCCTGCGTTAATTATATGTTTAGACATTAGCCTCGAATACCTCCAGTCATACCTACATGATTGTAAACAGTAGTTCCTCCACCACCGGCAGAGTTTATTAAATCAACGTACGGAACAATCATGTAAAGGCGTGTGTCATCATCTGTCCACGTCCCACCACTAGTCCAACTTCCAGACTTAACAGTCCCATACATTGAATGAGCAAATGCCGTTCTATCAATGGCTTGCGTTAATCGTATATTGCCAAACTGGACGTTATTACCACCGGCAAGTATGCCAATGACATATTCCGTCCCTGTGGTTAATGTCTGGGCTGTAGTCAATACGATGTCATGCGTATAGCCCTCAGCACTATTGGCTTGCATATCCGTATCAATAGTTTCAGTATATGTTTCAGTTACGGTAGTGCCGGATATTGTTCCAATTTTAATATCGTAACTAGATGCAGTATTAATCTGCGCTCTAAATCGTATTCCCGCCAATCGCACAGAGCCACCTACGTTACTAGGAACTGTAAACCGTGTTCCATATCGCGTTGTTGTGAATGCATATGTGTCGGTAGTCACTAACTGTGCTGGATAACCATAGGCTGTTGTAGAACTACGCATCCCACCAATAAGTCCAGTTTGACGTGCAGAACCTCTAGATGCATAAGGGAATGTACTTCGGTTACCGTGTGACTCTTGGTTGTTGTTTAATTGATAGTTTAATGTAATGAGGTTAGACGCATCCCACGTTCCCGCTGTTGCAATAACGGTACATGACAATATCTGTCCACGTGTTACGTTATATGACGAACCAAGTGCTGCCCAATATAATGAACCCGATGCGCCACCGTATGTCACTGAAGAAGACGCAACTGTAACTGTCGCGTGGTGCGTTGTTCCGGGATTGCCAGAAGCATCAACATTGGAAAGACGAAATGTCAAATCACCGGGTGTACCGGTTCGTGTATTAAAGTTGAATCCGACGTGCGTAATAGTTGCATCTTCTGGCGCACGCAATATCACGTTATATTGCTGGTTTAGGGCGTTGAATGTAAGTGTATTGAAACCATGAAAAACATAGCCCCAAACATCGTTACCAACTAAATTAAAGGCAAGTCCTTTCATAGTCGTTTTACCCAGTTGCCATTAGACTCATTTGTATCTAATTGGCATTGCCCGGATGCATTTCCATTTACTAGCCAGTCATTAAGTAAAAGCCATATCATGCTGTCCGTCGCCGCTTGTAATCGGCGTTCCACGTCATCTTGTAACGCCTGTCTATCAACATACGACTTGCCATAACCATCCGGTAACGACACATAAATACTGCCGTCTGGCTGTTCTTGTACATCTAATAGTGTGGCTATTGACTGCATTGATAAATCCTTTTCTTCGCTACTTTATTGACCATCGATGCTTATGCCACGATACCGCCCATGAAAACAACCCTGCTAGTCCAATGTTTACGGCAACCTCACTCCACATAGGGTTACTGAGTGTCAATACGCTGAATAACGAGCCTGCCGCTATAGACGCAAGCGATACCCGTATCCACCACTGCATCACAAATGACATACGTTCTATAGGTGATTTCTCATGCCTGAGAATCGCTATAAAGCCTGTAGTCGATATACAGATAGCACCGTTTGCGACTGCATTAACTAGGAGTTTGAGTTCCATTTGGTTTATCTTTTTGCCCGGTTAGATTTAGTTTTGCCGTGACAATTTCAACGCCACGCAATCCAAGCGTCCCCATCAAGAAAGACAACCCAAGCATATATTTTGGGTCTTTAATATGCAGTGGTGCGGCGATGATTGGTGTAAGGTATGTCGCACTCGCTGTACCACTTATGACTGAGATAATTAATGCACCAAAGTTCTGATGTGACTGACGGCTTATGCCGACGATACTACCAAAGAACCCTGCAATGATTTGCTGAATGTCGTCTACTGAAAGACCCGTTTTATCCATCTGTTTCCCTCGTTGCTTCACTTACTTTTGATACCTCCGGCAATCGTGGTGAAAACATAGGGAGGCTACTGTCCTGTCTCATAAAGAAAGCAATCATAGCAGTAACCATTGCTGGGACACCTGCACGGATACCCTCGATGGATGAAAGCATAAGTACACGCATGACAACGCCAAACGGAGCGGTATCTGGAATGTGCGCCGATTTCCACGCCGCATCAAACTCAGGAGCCGCACTTGCAACAAACGCACCCAATGCTATTAATACAAGTCTTCCGTAAGCGATATTCATAACAGACCTACTTTACTGCCGGTGGTGCTACTGGTGGAGACGCATAAGGACTGCCTTCCATTTTGAGGGAAGAATCTAGTTGATTCCACAACCTTTGCGTTGAATCAAACCACCATTGTTGCCAGAGTTGAATACGAGCGGCTAATGATGGGTCATCAAGGTTTTTCATCGCTAATTTGTAAGCGGCGTAAACAGGCAAAGTATTTCGCAATACGTCATCTGGGGCAAACAACGAATCCGCGACTAGGCTATGAACACCTGCTGGTATTGCACCTGCAATCGTTACAGCCGTTCCACCAATTGACGTTGATACCGTTATGTTTGTAGCGGTTTTAGTAAGTATGTAATATGTCGTCCCTAAAGATAGCCCTGACGGCAACGTGGTGGTTGTAGTGAAATAAACAGGTTGATTCACTACAAGACTTACGTTACCGAACGAACCGCCGATATTAGCACTACCGCCACCTACTGGACTTGTTACATATATGCCCGTTGCAGGTGGCAATCCAGCACCATAAATACTAACCGCAGAGGATGATGCTACAGCAGGGAAAATGCCCACTGTTTGTGGCTCACGTCTATACCAATAAGTTGGCGATGTAGTCGTTCCACCGTTAGGTAAAGTGAGAGTCCCACTGAATGTCTCAAAATTTGGTTGCCATGCACGCAAGCGTAAATCCGATGTGTGCTGTAACAGTGAACCTGCGACAGACACGCTCATAGGAAACCAAATTGATGATGTCGCGAACGATGCAACCGAACCAGTAAAACCCGTAAGAGAAAGTGTTGTCGGGATATATACACATGAACGAGCCATCTCTGAGGCGGCTTCGTTAATAAATTGGTCTATCGTAGACGTTGTTGTAACTACATCAGAGCCACCAGAACCATCTGGTAACGCACCGATAGGGCTGTTAGCAATCGTACCTACTTCGTTAAGCAGGATAAGTGTGTCGTTGCGGAGGTCAGCAAGAGTTGCCATTACACCATCCTCGTATGATACGTTGCCGCGTAAGCCTCTACATCGCCCAACCTGCGTTGAAATTCAGGGAAGTACATCTGCATTCCCGGTGCGTCACGCATCTGCATTGCACGTTGATATAGAACCGCATAGACAAGGCAATCGTGTGCTACTTGTGGCAGGGGGCATTCGTGGTCTTCAGTAGGAACACTTGTATCAATTGTTCCACTAGCGTTGTATTGCCAGATGTCGCCGGGTTGCATAAAGCCTTCCAGCATCAAGCCGCTTGTAATAACAGAATCCGGTGCAGGTTTAAGTCGCACACGGTTCATTCCATAGATGACGGCTAAGTCTGGGTATGTAGCCGTTGTGTCGTTTCGCCTAGAATCAAACTTGACAGTTGACCAGTTCATCTGGCGTAGACGCTTGTAGTCACCATTCTCCAAAAAGTAAATGCCCCGAATCTTATATATATCCGGGGCGCAATACTCATCTTCACCGGCGACAGTATCAAGGTATCGTCTGCCAACCAGACAGTCGGTAGACCGTGCTATCTGGTTAGCCATTTCTATCAAGAGCAAGTCCAAGCCAAACGGGTCTTGGTCTGGCATCCCGTTAAAGAGATGCCCACCAAGGACACGAATACGTTGCTTGAGTTGCGCTCTTGTCATTACGATACCTGTGCGCTATCTGCACCCATTGAGATATCTGCGTTATAGATAGCAATGTAGCCATCTTGTACAGCAGAACCATTGAGTTGTTGAACCGCCATGCGGAGCCAAGGTCGCAATGTCTTAGACATCTGCACATTAACAATCTTTGGCTTGCGTCCAACAAATAATGGAGCAGGAGCGGCAGAAATAGCAACCGCCGCACCATTAATGGTAGCCGCTACTTGGAATGTAGTCTGTGTTGGTGTTGAGATAACGTAATACCCCAAACCAGTCGTCAAACCGCCAAGTGTTGAGGATGGAACAACAAACTGACCGACTTCAAGTCCGTGTGGAACTGCTGTCGTAATAGTCGTCGTTGCACCAGCCGATGGGAAGACAGATGGCAATACCGCAAAGTTAACCTTGCCAGCAAATACCGTACCGGGTGTTCCACCTACAGCAACTGTCGAACCACCAGAAGACGTAGAGAGCGTTACGCCGGTAGATGCAACACTAGTTACATAATAAAGCGTACCTGCTGTACCAAGTCCTGTAATAGAACCGTTAGCACCGAATATAACAGTGTCACCAACCTGCATTGGCTCATTGAAAAGGATTCGGTCTCCAGCGTCATCAACACTTGCAACTGTTAGCGGTGTAGCATTCTGCCCGACAAGCAATGTACCGTTGGTCATTGGTGTAGTCGAGATAGCAACCTGCGTAGTTCCACCAAGTGCAGTTACAAGAGTAAAGGTTGTAGCACCAGTTTGCTGAACAACATATGGCGTTCTAGTTGCAACACCTGCACCTGCGCCACCAACACCTGTGAACATTACAATAGAACCAGTAGCCGGTGCGCTACCTGTCGCTACCGTAAACACTGCTGGTGTAGCGGCAGTACCTGAAGAAATAGTCACACCAGATGCTGTAGCAAGACAAGTACCAACACCAGAAACTTGCGACCATGCTGTATTTGCAGTCGGAGCGGTTCCATCACCTCTATCATTAGCACCCTGCACAATAAACTGACACGCTTCTGGACCAACAAAACCTACAGGTGCAACGGTAGCACGTAGGTAGTAATCACCAGAAGATGTTCCATTGAAAATAACAGGGTCACCGGGAATAGCGGATGTTGCTACACCTGAAACAAGGTTAGTGTTGTCTGCAATCTGGTTACGCCACTGAGTAAAGTTCAGCGCATCAGAATAACCAACAGCCCACTGGTTAGCCGTCGCAACCAGCGTTACAAGTCCACCCCGATAAGGGCTTGCTGTAATGTCGCGGTCAACAGCGGCTACGTTAGTGGTTGCTCCTACGTCGGAAAATGTCCAACGCAGTTCGTAATCTCTAGCCATTAATATCTCCTTGGGGAGAGTAGTTTCCTACCCTCCCCTTTGTTCTTAGTATGTAGCCGACGAGTCGCGACCTGCGGTCATAAACACGTTATCAAGCCATACACCAGCATACTGTGCTACCGTAGTACCACTGTTTGGTGTTGCCCGGAATGCAACGCGAATCCATGGTTTTGTATTTGCGTTGATTGGAATATTGATAATGCGTGGACCGCCAGCGAATCCTGCAATACCAGACCTATCAAAAGTCTGTGCAGCAGCCGAGGTCGATAGTAGTGTATTCACAACGCCACTACCAGCAGTCTTTGTCAAGCCAAAGGTCGTTGCTGTAAGTGGAATCACAAACAACGGCTCACCAACTGCAATATTAGTACCTGCGGCGCGAGCAACAAGAACAGTGCCTGCGGTCAGTCCATGCGCGGATGCTGTGGTGACAACACCAGCGACCACACCTGCGCCGGTAGACACAACCGTTGCATAACTTGGAATTGGGTTAACTGGAACTGATGCACCAATGTTTGTCCAGTCCGTACCTGCTGTACCAGTACCACTATCTGATGCCGCTTCAACTTCAAGTTCAAATAGACATCCAGATGTGTTTAACGGACCAATTGGCGCGTACGTCAATCTCAGCCACCGCTCGGTTGCAGACGTGCCACCCCAGATTGCAGGGTCATTGAGGATTGCACTCGTTTCGCCTGAAACTAGAATTGACTGGTCAGCATTAGTATCACGGAAGCCAGCGCGGTTAAGAGCGTTTGTTGTTCCACGATACCAAAGGCTTGCAGTTGCGGCTGTTGCCGATGTATGAATTACAGCACCTGACGTAGCAGTTGCACTATTGCCATAGTTGACAACAGCAAACTGGTTAGCCGCGTTAAATGCTGTCTGCGAAAAACGCAGTGTAAGTTTATTATCTCTAGCCATAGTTGCGCTCCTTTCTTATTATGCGGAGACGCGAACCTTCATGCGTCCGATTGAACGTGTATGTGGGACCCAAAGTCCAACACCCCAGTCAAATACGACATTATGCATGATGCCATTTTCCTTAGAAAGACCAAGGTACTGTGGCTTGAATGGTCCGCTCTGCCAGCCCTGAACATAACCCGTTCCGTAACGAACAGCGTAGATGTGTGAACATTTACCTGCATCACCGGCTACACCGTTATTGAGGTTGTCAGGAATGATGTGCGTCACACCATCAGACTTACGTCCAACAGTACGGATGGTTGCGTTCTTATACTTTTCAACAGGACGCTGATAGGAGTCTTGGGTGATATCAAAACCAGCACCGATACCCATGACGCGGATATTAAGTTCGATACGTCGTTTGGTTGCTTCGTTCATGTAGAACACAACACCGTCACCATCTGGTGCGTTCATGTTGTCAAGCAGTTCCTGCATCTTAAAGATGAAGTTGTTACCTGTAGTCGCGGAGTTGGTATACAAGTCAGCAGAGCCACCGGTAAGAGCCAAGTCCATTTCAGCAGGAATATCGTAGTCAGCGACGTTATTCATGCGGTAAGCAAGACCGGGGAAACAGTCAGCAGAGTTACCTGCCGCAGGGCTGGACGGGTCGTTGTTGATGAACTTGTCGTTGAAGTCATAGGCAAAGCCTTCGAGGAAGATTTGCACTTGCGCTTCGATTGGGTCGATGATGTTCGTTGGCTGGTCAAGCAGAACATGGTCAACCAGAATCTTGTTACGAACAAGGTACAGCGACTCTTCGTAGGACTTTGGTTTACCCTTGACGGCTACAGGCTCAGAGTTAACACCCGTCCAGTTAGGAGCAGGGATATTCTGGTTGAGGTAGCGCATACCAACCTGCTTGAGGGACGGGCTGGTAAAGAGAGGGATGTCCTTAAGAGCATTCCACGTTTGATGAAGAGATTTTGTAATCTCTTTGACGAGAGGGTCATTGCTTAGGGCGGCGTGGTCAGCCAGCGTAAGCGCACCGTTAAAATCAATTGCCATAGTTTTTCACCTTAAAGGTCTTGTCGTCCCCGGGTAATACCCATCAACGACGCGAGTGATTGTCGTCCACCTTGCTGTTGTTGTTGCCCACCATTAGCAACAACGGGTCTTGCAGTCTGCGAGTTCGTAGTCGGCGTGGGAGCAGTACGACCGGCTTGCAACTTAGACAGCAATTGCGGCACTAATGCCTTTGAAAGTTTCTCAATCTGTTCGTGAATCACACGTGCGGCTACATCTGGTTGAACACCATTAGCGATAAGACTGTCCACCGCTTCAGGGTTCTGTTTAGCCAGTGGGTATTGACTAATAGCAGTTGATTTCTGCTGGTCCATCATATACTGGCTGACCTGTGCCATTGCCTGTTGATATCTAAACCGTTCCAGTTCGGCTTGCATCTGCAAGTTTCCCGTTGTGGGGTCGATTAGTTCTTGGGCTTCCATCTCACGGTAGCGGTCAATGATTTGTTGTTCTTGCGCCTGTTGCTGTTGCTTTATGATTGTCTGTCGCAAATCTTCGGCAGACTGGAAGCCTTGGCGTTCAAACTCTTGAATAACTTCGCCCCACTTAGACAAACGGTCGTTTGCACTGCGGGCTTTTTCATTGACTTCTTTAAACCGCTCGTAAGGAATCGGACTTGGGTCGTCCTGCACCTGCGGTTCACTGGCAGGTTGTTCCACCCCCAGTAAGTCATACACATCGTATGACTCTTGGACACCCTGTGTGTTTACGTCTTGGGTATCTAATGCGGGTTCGACGGAGTCCCGCACCATGTCCATAATGGCACTTGCCGCACCATTGTTGTCTGTAGCACCCGTCGGCGAATCGGGCATTTGTGTCGCCATCTCTACTGACATCTCGATTATTGCTCCCTATTGTTACTTATTGCCAGTCTGCTGTTGGTCTTGCGGAAAAATATTTTGTTCAATACTTTTCTTTGAAATCTCCACCATAGACTTTGCCGCGTCGTTCTCTTGCAAGAGACGACTTCTCTCGCGCATCTTAGTGATATCGGCTTCTAGTTTTGCTCCCTGTTGTGCCTGTATCTTGCTGATGTCGAGTTGTGTACGCATCTGTTCGGCTTCTGGGTCGAATTCAGATGGTTGAGGTTGTGCTTGCATCTGCGCTTGTTGCATTGCAAAGGCTTGCATTTGCTGGACCTTTTCATCCTGTATCTGCAAGTGTTCCATAATCATGCTTGTCTCTGGGAGTTTGAGCATCTTAATAACAAGCATATTGGTAGTTGGGTCTGCCGGGTCACCAAACAATCCCATCTGACGGAACGCCATCAGTTTCTGGAGTTTCTGGTCTGGGCTGTCTTCCTGCGCCGAACCCGGGACATATTCAATGCGATATTGCCCACCATTGCGGATATGGTCGAACGTAATAACGCCACTTCGCAACTCGTCTGCGGGAGACTTTCGTTCTTCCATTTGTCCGACAAATGGGGCAACCCCAAACTGTGCGGTAAGGGCAACTTCCCATTCCTTAATTTTGGCATTACTAATCTCAATATCTGCCCGGATGTAGGAATGTTGGGTGTTGTCCGCACGTTGTAGTAAACGCACCGATTCTGCCGGTGTACCGGCTTGTGCCATGCCCTGCGACACGTCATGCAAGCCAGCGATATCCATCATGTCTTTTTCAAGCATCTGTAGCATTGGGTACAAATCCTGCCCAATACCCGGTGCGCGAGCAATAACAGGCGGCTGTGATGCTTGGTTGTAATAGATTTTGCGATAGATGCGTGTTGCATCATCTACATCATCGGACTGGTTATTAAATGCATCTGCCCCAATGCCAGACAGCTTCTGAATCATCACATAGTCTTTTTGATTCTCAAACTGCTCCTGCATCCGGGAATAGATGCGGTTGTATGTCTGTTGCAACGGACACAGGTCAAAGCCTAGCGAGTATCCGTAGGTTGTTCCTGAACGCGGTTGCCATCTAAGCGGGATGAAAGGGAATTCATCTCTTTTCTCATACAGCCAATCTCCTGCATATAAGAGGCAGGTATTTGTACTGACGATGTATCGCCCTTCCGGGTACTGCTCGTTCGGCTTCTCCCAGTATTCGTATACGATAGCGGCTCTCCGTCGGCTTTCGATTTGACCAAGGCGAGCAGTGCTTGCTGGAACCCAACCATTACCGCTACCGTTTCCACCCTCAAGATACGCATCAACATATGAACCATTTGCTCCGCTGATAGCATCAGCCGTTACACGCTTTCCATTCTCGCCATAGTTATCTACAAACCACGACAGTGGGCGCACGGACGCATGAATCATGTACCTAATGTCTTCATCACGCTTTGCGGTAGGGTCTACGAATACATCAAAGGCTGGAAGAATTTCTTCACGTACATCACCGATAGCCATCTGCTGATAGCCGTCAATTTCACCTGTCATAGGATTAAAGAACGGCACAGTTTGCACACCCTTAGCATCCCAATAGACTTTTAAATAGGACGTTCCACAGACGCACGCCCAGCGCACACGTTCTTTTAACTGTGTCTCGCGTTTGAACTTACGATTGAAGTGATTGCAGATGATGTTTGCTTCATCAGATGCATCCCTATCTGTTTGTGAATCTGACAACGGAATAGCGTATGCGTCAGGGCTTACCTGCGTTAACTTACCTACAACACCGTCAATCAGAGGGCGCATTTTCTGAACAGTTATGTATCGTGTTAGTTCTGATGGATTCTGCAAGGATATTAGGTTACGTGTCTGGCTTGCAATACGCATCCATTGTCGCCCCTCAAAGAACGCCGTAGCCAAAGCCCACTCAAGTTCCATTTCCTGTCGTGCGCGATATGCCGCCTCAAATGCACCTTTAACGAAAGCAACAATCTTACGTTGCTCTTCATCCTCCATTTTTGGAGTCTTTTTCCAGTCTTGTGCATTATGGTCAAGCGATAGGTCATCATCTTTTACAAGACGATAATCCCCATCTGGAAATGAACCCGGTGTTCCATCTTTTGGTGGAGCCTTAAGTGCCGTCATTCGTGCAGATGCGGTCGGACGCATCCTATTTGCTAGTTCGCCTAGTAGATTCCCTATAGACATTAGATGTAATCCTTCCGCTGTTGCTTGCGTTCGCGCTTACGTCCTGTAACTAAACGCAGTTCTTGTAAGTTACTGACAAGAATCCACGTCTGAATGCAGTTTACAATCAACGTAATCAACAGCAACCAATTGATAAGCGTCATAACCAATCTCGCTTCCTATTCTCGTTTAGCCATGACGGCGGTTGAACGCGTTTCTGTTCTGTCTCTGGGCAAGCAACCGGATATTCACGCCACATCAATCCATACCTAAAAGAGTCAATAGCGTGGTCGTTTTTTGTGCCACGGTCAAGTTCCTCTGGGTCACGTGGGTCTGCCATTGCCTTACTAAGTTCTTTAATAAGATTCGGGCAGTTGCGGGTGATTCGTAGTTTAGGTTGTGGTTTACCATCAACTATCTGTGTCTTAGTGAGCCATTCCTGCACACGTCGCCATCCTGCTTTCCGGTCTTTAACAGCACGTACAGCAGGTAGCCCCCGTTCCCACCATACTTCGACGGGATACTCACCAATGCGTTGTGCAATGTTTTCTGGCGGGAATGTATTAGCCCAGTCAAAGGCAATTGCCTCTAACCGCGTATTCCACTTGCCATCAGGAAATCTTCGGTCAACCGGGTCCGCCATCCCACGACTCTTAAGCAAGTCAAGCGCAAGTTGCGCCTGTGATGATGAAACGTGTCCCTTTTCGTATATCTCGCCTACAACATAGATATTCTCTTTATCATCTGACGCATATAGAAGGAAAGCACAAGGCGCACCTGTACCAAAGTCATGTGATGCCCAGACGCGCCACCACGGTTGTATATGGATATTGTCAATAACGTGCCACGGCTCACCCTCTGGACCATATTCTCTAAAGTCAGGGAAGAATAATCCACCTACGCCGACTTCATGCTGACATTCGCGTAGGAACGAGATTAATCCGTAGTCGTCGATTTCTCTTTGACATATGTCAAGCGACTTGTGGCTCCACGTAGGAGTGCCACCAGTAATACGATAGCCAACACGTCCATCATCTTTTTCTTCCGTCGTGTATGTAAGATTCTGTATCGCCGGGACGATAGGAGATTGTTGCCTATTCTGCAACATATCGACCTCACCGCTTAGAACCTTAGACATCACACTGTTTGCGTGAATCCGGTTCTGAACAAATACGATTGCACAATCAGTGCTTTTAGCGGGAAGAATCGTCTGTGTAATCGTTGCTATTTTTTTATCTACTCGCCCAACACTATCATCAAGTTCGTCGATGTCGTCAAAGATGATGAAGTCTGGACGTAAGTAATCTAACTTAACACCACGTGCGCCAGTATCAAGCCCAAAGGCAAGCACATTAAATCCATTAGCCGTACGCAACTTACTAGCATTCCAGCCTCGGCTGAAACCATACTTATTGACAGCGCGTTCAATTCCACACCTTTCCATGGTTGATGCAATGTCTTGTACGTGACGGTTAGCCGCTTCCTGTGTAGCACAAACATATAGCAAGAATCGACGTGTAGCCCTGACGGCTATACGGCTTGCTATAAGTTCCATCGTCGTACTTTTGCCACCACCACGGAACCAACATTCAATCAATGCAGGTGGTGGGGCATTCTGCTTGATACTGTCTGCCCATTCCCACGCACGAATGTGATGGTCGCCTAGCGGTGAAGATGCGGCGTGTGGAGCAAATGCACGCAACCAATGCTTGTAATCGTATTCTGCTCCATCAATAGGGAATGCACTTCCGCTATCAAAGTCACCGACTTGAATAGTCTGGTCAAGGTCGTCTAGTGCGGCTTCAAGTAGAGCAACCGTAAGGTCCTTATCTGGACGGACGTACTTCTTAAACGCCTTTGGTACTAGACGTGTATTGACACTAGGCTTCTTCATCTACAACCTCTGCATCAATAATGTTGTCATCGGATTCCGTTTTATACGTTTTAAGTATCTTGCCGAATCCAAGTTTGATTGCCTGAACCTCATCAACATTACGGACGTTACTTTTTATAACGCCTAGTATCTGATTGATAAGGCTATATGCTTGGTCTACCTCAAGGGTGTATGCCTTTGCATGAACCATACGTTGTTCGGCTTCAACTATATCTACACGCCGTCCAATCAAGTCAAGGACTTCATCCGTCGCCTTAACGGCATTTGCACCAGATGTAAGCATCTCGCCTAGCGTTTTAAACTGGTTTTGAAACTCAGGTATGTCACCCGCTTTGTATGCACGTGCCGCAGATAAATATGTTTCACGCAGGTCTTTAAGTAGTTGTGCGCTTACGCCTTCAGCGGCGGCTTCAGCGCGTTGGTCAATAATCGCGGTTATATATGCCGCATCATCTTTAAGGCTGAAGAGTTCAGGGTCTTCACGTAGTTCATTAATGCGCTCGAGCATCTGTTGCCCGATAGTGCTAAACCGTTTACGTGACGTTGAATACAATCCATGAGAAAACTGTGCAGTTTCATGTGCTATCGGATTCTTACCACCATGATAAGCACAGTAGTTACGTCCAGATATTGCCGCATGATTGCATTGCCGTCCCTCTAGTTTGGCATTGCACAACTTAACCATAGCACCATTGCTAAGGCTTCTATATCTTAGTCCGTCATCCTTAACCGTGACGCTCATTCATCATCCTGTGATTGCAGATTAGATGTGTCCCACATTGATTGGCGCATTGCCGGGTTCATAAGATTACCTACACGGTAAGGACTATTCATGCCCTTTAGCATATTGTTAGCCGTCTTAATTTCACCCATACGCCGAAAAGGAATAACCTGCGGTGGTGTTACCGCAGGTTCAGAAACAGTGTTTTTAGCCATACGGCTCTCCTATGCTTTACCCTTAAAGATGGTCTGTTCATTCATCCACTGAGCAAAAGCCTGACGTACACGCTGTTGCTCGTCGCCGTCCAACTTTTTAAAGTTGTCTGAACCACGGAGCAATCTATCGTATTCCGCTCTTGATTTCAGCCCACCCTTGTCGGGACTTAGGCTACGTTGCACAAGTGATACTGCTGTTCCAAGTGCATCCCATCCTGCACTTTGCTTATTCTTACGGAAGTAACTCAGTGCCTCACCACTAGGTTCGGCTTGTGCTACAGGTGCAGACTTGCTAGACTCACCGCCTTTACTTGATTGTGAACTAGCAGGAGAACTTGCTTGTGCGTTAGGGGGTGACTTCTTTGACTGAGTAGGCTTTGTTTCTGCTGATGGTGATGGCTTGCTAGATGATTGTGACTGACGCGCTTTGTCGGATGCACCTTCACCACGTATCGCCGCGTCAAATCCGGTTACATCTGGATTAGTTTGCCGCGGTGGAGCAGTAACCATATCCGATTCCATCTTATTTGAAATAAACTTGTCACTACTTTTAGAAGATGATTTGCTTTTCGATGATTTACTATCTACAGTGCGTACCTCGGTAGAGCCATCAGCATTGCGAAATGTTCGCTGTGTTGGTGAAGTCCACCATAGACCCACTTCGTCATGTGGCTTGCCACCAAGTGCTGTTCGTCCATATGTACCGTAATTATTAATGGAAGCACTTCTTGGACCTGTTGCAAACCAATCTCCTGATGGGACATTCGCTTCTAGAGAACTATAATAGGGGTCTGTCTTTGACAATAGCCTTGGCGGTAGTCGTACATCTCTCATAGTCGCATCAAAGCCTGATGGTGAAGCCACGGACGATGGACTATTAGAACCACCTAGCGCAGTTTGCCCAAACTGGTTTGTTAGGTTAGGTGCAGACTGTCCACCGAGTGCAGTTTGCCCAAAAGCGTCGGTAGGAATGGCTCCACGCCCAGCAAGGTTAGCAAGTACCGCACGTAGAATTTGTAATCTGTCTGTTTGTGGAGGCACATCTAACCTACTTCTTTTTCATAAACGCTGGCATCTTCTTGCCCTTGGCTTTTGCCTTCATTTTCATCTCGTCCATAGATGGTTTCTTTTCGACACCCATCATCTCAGACATAGACATCTTCTTCTTCTGCATAGCCATATCACCCTTCGGGTAAGGCATTCCCATTGGCATAATTATTTTCCTTTCTTTCCAACACCCATCATCATAGACATTTTTGACTGCCCCGGATATGAGGCTTTTGACGAATACGGATTGCTTGCAAACGATGGTCCACCAGAATTGCCAGAATACTTAGTACGTTTAAAACCCGTTGCCTCATCTGCCGCATACAATGCCGCCGCACCTTCAGCAATTGGTCCAAGTGCCGCCGCTTTTGCCATTAGTCCACTACCGCTAGTTTTTGGGCTACCAGAATCACGACGTGACGCAAGTCTTTCTCGCGCTACGCGAGCATTGGTAGCATCACGTCTTGCTACAGTATCGGAAGCACTTCTTGACGCTCTTGCATCTGCATCAACAGCACTTTGCGCTCGTTTTAATGCCGCTTCTGCTCTCCCAACAGAAGATGGGTCGCGTTGTGCCGCAGGTACGGATTTTGCTTTCATTAAATCGTTATAGGCTTTATCTTTTGCTTTTTGCTCTGCCATATTAAGAACTTGGCGACTTTTGCGCGTGTCCGTTCCGTCTCCCAGCATTTCAAACACACCCGCTTTTTTACGAGTAATAAACTTGTCTTGCGGCATTTTATTTCTTCCTTTTCTTGGCGGCTTGTGCGGCTTCCGACATACCAATCGCTATCGCCTGTTTACGGTTGGTAACCTTATTGCCAGAAGACGACTTCAGAGTTCCTACTTTGAACTCATGCATTACCTTTTGCATCTTGCCTTGCTTGATGCCCATCAACTTACTTAGCACGTTTGTACTCCCGTGTAGCCGCACGACGATTGCGTGACGTGCCTTCGATTACGAGGTCATCCATGCCATCGTATTCTGGCTCGTATTCGTTCTTATCGTCTTCGGCGTGTTCTTTAGCCTCTGCACGTTTGACCTGAGCAAGCGTTGGCTGTTTCTTAAGTTGATGCTCTTGCATTTCCATTCGCAACAATTGCCCAACCGTTGGTGTACGTTTAAGACCATGCTCTTGTTTTTCAATAGCAAGAAGGTCACGGCTTTCAAGCGCATTAATGTGCTTGTTCATTCGTCCCATCATAGGTTTATTTCCTTTTTGGGTTTTTGACATCCATCAGTTTTGACATAGTGGATTGTCCAGCATACGACGGTTTCTTACGAGCCGTTTTAGCCATCCAGTCAGCATTACGTTTTTCTATAGAGTCCCTTGTGGTTCGGAGTTTATCCATAACCGGTTCTAAACCACCAAGGTTAGGACGGTCATATCCTTCCTTACGGGCTTGCTTATCGGCTTTAGCGTACGCATCTTGTCCTCCGAGTGGACTAAAATATTCGTTAGCCACGGCTTTACCCGTATTGTCTGCATCATCCATTGCCTCGCGGTACGAATTGTATTTTGTTATAGAGCCGTTTGGGTGTACAATTTTAATTGGGTTTTTCTTTAACCCTTGTGGATATCGTTCGGGCATTACTTACCTACCTTAGTTACAGTTCCAAGCACGCAACGATTTGTTGATGCGGCTATTGGGGTCATTGGCTGTTGTAGCCGAGGTTAGTTTGGCTTTCATCCCAGACA